CCTGCTGGACGAAGCTTTGTTACATCAATAGTAGGAATCTGTCCTGACCATAGTAATGCAAGAAGTTCACGATAAGCCTTTGCCCATCCTGCCTTTGAATCTTCTACAGTAATAACTGTTGATGTCTTTTCCAAAGTCTCTGGGACTGCTGGAAGCTTATTGATGTACTTGTATTCTACTGAGAATCCAACACCAGTACCGCACATAAGAATATACATTGTCTCGTCAAATGAACGAGGTGAATCAACTGGAACGAATGAGCAGTTGTATCCTGGAACATGGTCTCTCTGTAGCGCTGGGCCAGCGGTCATAAGAGAACGCATTGATGGCATAACGCTAAGATTAAGAACAGCATCCTTTACTTCTTGTAGAAGTTTTGCATCTGGCTTATAGGAAAAAGATTCTTCCAAATGGTTAGCCATGAAATTAAAATATCGATCAACAGTCTCACCCCAAGATTCTCTGCGATTTTCTGAATCCATATACTTTGCATATCGTGATAGTGCAATGAATTCTTGGTAAGCTGTTGGTAATGACATTTATAGATACTTCTCTCTACCCTCTTCGGGATTTTAGTTGATTTTTGGTTGAGTTACAATTCTATCATACAGATTTACAAGGGCTAAAGTCAAGTTAAATGTTTGAAAGCTTTTTCAGTTAACTTAATCCAGTCGTATTGCTCGTAAATCTTTGTCGTGTTTTTCAGGGCAGTTAGAGTATGATCTCTATAACTGTTTATTGAATCTAGCATTAGCAGTTGAAGATGTTCCATATCTGGCTCAAACATTTTTCCTGGATGCATTAAAGGCCATGGAGAATCTTGTACTCTTGACTCTAACTTTAGAGTTATGAAATCTGAGTATGGTGCCCAAGCAGAAGTGCAAATAGTTGGCATTGCAGTAGCCATTGCTTGAAGCGGGATAAAACCAAATCCTTCTCCCCAAGATGGATAAACCATAACATGATGATCATGCATTAATTGAACTAGCTCATCATCACTCATCTGTTTAGTGATTAGTTTAATATTTGGATACTTCTCAAAGATTGGCATAAAGTTTCCAAAAGAATCTCTCTGTCTAATCTGATGCATTTCGTTTGCTTTAATGGTAAGTTGATAGTCTGGGTTATTACCAAATAGATTTATAAAAGCTTCTACTACCATATTCCCGCCTTTTCTTTCTGCGGGCTCTCCAATATGCAAGAACTTAAACTTACCATCTACTCTACGGACCTTGGTATTCTTCCAAACATCATGCAGTCCATGCTGGTAAGTCTTGATAGGAGCAGTTACTCCTGCTTGCTTGTACCAAGCGGAAATAAGAGGGGATGTAGACCAAACCTCGTCGCATCTATTCATATTCTCTAACCAATACATAGGAAGCTCAGTAGATTCCCAGGGTGTATAACCAATTGTATATTGATCTTGTCTATTAAACTTATAATGAATAGGCTGAATAAAGTTAAGTTGAAGATCAGCTTGAGGATTATTAAGCGTGACAAGGTGTCCTAGGCTCTGTAATGAGCTTACAACACCCATTCCAGCCTGGCCATAGCCTACTGTGGCATTAAAACCAGACTCAGATGAGTAAAAACTAATATGCATTTAAATCCTTCGCTTCAGAATATATTAAGTCTATCACAGGTATATTTTTTTTAAAATAGTTGACTGGGCTATAAATAGCCGATAAACTTATATAATGAAAGAAAACCTAATTATAAAAGTAATTAGTATTTCACTCATAATTGTTCTTGGGGTTATATTAACTCCTAGTATCAACTATAAGTATTATACTAAACACCCTTTAAAAAAGGTAAGTAACTTTGAAGAACGTATCTTCAAGTCTTCCCTAGAAGAAAAGAAGTACGCAAAGTTAAAAGAGGCTCTAGATATTAAAAAAGCTAGACATCTTAAACTTAACGAGCTAAAGACGGCTAAAAGCCTTTCTGATACCGACCTTGCCATTTTGCTTTACTTGGTAGGCTTTGAAGGAAAGGCTCTCCAGACAGCTTGGGCGGTTGCAAAGAAGGAATCCAATGGTAGGCCTTTGGCTTACAATGGAAATAGAAAGACTGGAGATAGTTCATATGGGATCTTCCAAATCAACATGATTGGAAATCTAGGTCCTGAGCGTCGTGCTAAGTATGATCTATCACACGATAAGGAGTTGTTTAATCCAGTAACTAATGCTTCTATTGCATTTAAGATGACTAAAGGGGGAGACAATTGGTCTTCCTGGAAGGGTCTCACACCTAAAACAAAACAGTGGTTGGCTAAGTTCCCCGCTGTAAGTCTAAAACCTTATACAATGCCTGATTTGTCGGCATTAAAAGTTTGACTTGATCAAATCACAGTGGTAGAGTAGTTCTATGGAAAATATAGATAATACTGGTGACATAGACATTCGTGTAGTACGCAAATGGCTAAAGAACAGAGAATCAGTTTTCCATGGAACTTGCTCTAGCAATTATATAGCTGGATTTGATGATGCAGTGTTTTTAACCTGCTTTGAATGTTCCGAAAAAATTTACATTGGACTAGATACTTACACGGTCATGAAGAAGGAAATAAATGTCTGAAGAAAACGACAACATTTTACTTGGAATTTATATACAACTTTCCCGTGTTTATGATATGCTAGTATTAATAGCGGATGGAGTAGGTAAGGGTGAAGAAGCCCTTGAAGTCAGAAACCTGCATGAGCAGGGAAAGATCCTAACTCCACCCCCATCATTAGTGGAGGACGAGGATGCCTAAGTATTTTGTTACTATCAACCTAGAAGTTGATATTCACAAGAGCGATAGTATTCATCACATAGTTGATTCATTCGACTTCGTAGGTCAAGCAGAGAATACAGAAATTCTTGATATTGACTTCGAGCTTGCAGAAGAATCATATATGGACGATGAAGACGACTCTAATGATTCAGACTTTTAAAACCATATAATCCGATAAAAAGAAAACCCCCTAGTTTTTAGCTAGGGGGTTCTTTATTGTGTTTTTTAAGACTTTATTGCCTTAAGTGTTATAGCATCTACGATGCCTGTTTCAGCAAGACCCCTAGACTTCTGAAAAGCTTTTACAGCCTTCTCTGTTCCTGGTCCGAAATCCCCGTCAGCTTTGAGTTTAAGGAGTGTTTGTACGTTCTTAACGCCAGAACCCTTAGAACCCTTCTTAAGAGGTGTAAACGCTGCTGCAGGCTTTGCTACGACAGGCTTTGGTGCAGCTGGCTTAGCTGCTTTTGCTGGTGCGGCAGGAGCATCAGATGAACCTACCTTAGATAGTAGTGGAACATTTTCTTCTCCAGCATATACTGGACGTCCCCAACCTACTACTGCATTCATAAGCTTTAGCTTATTATCCTTAACGTATGCACGAGTTTTCTCTACGCACATTCCGCCATTTCTCTGATCTCCCTTTGCAGTTCCTGAAGTATTTCCTTCAATAACTTGAATAGTTCCGTTTCCGTTATTCTTTACGCAAAGACCTACGTGAGAAATTCGATTTACACCATCATCTGGGAAATCAAAATAAATCCAGTCTCCTGGAGTAGGATCATCATTACGTGCATCTGCCCAACGATTATTCTTTTTAAAGAAATCTGCAGCTGCAACTGTTGATGCGCTCTTTGGATATTTCTTTGGATCTAGTCCAGAAGTAAATGCACACCATGAAACAAATGACTGGCACCATGGAAGAAAGTTTGCACCCGTCCACTTGCCATATTTAGTTTCATTGTCTTTAGGACCTTCAATAGTCCCAACTTCTTTTTTAGCAATCTCTACAATTGCTTCTAGAGAACCCTTTGCTGACAATTACTTCGCCGCCTTCTTAGCAACAGACTTCTTTGCAGCAGTCTTTCTTGTTGCTGAGGCTTTAACAGCTGTGTCTAGCTTCTTAGTAGCTTCGGCTGCAGCTGCTGTTGCAATGCGACCAAATGCTGGATCCTTTTTGTTCACCCATCTTAGTGCAACTGGGACGAGTGATGCCCAGAGAGAGTTGGCAACTAGTAGCCATTCTCCATTGCCAAAATCAAGCGGGCTTGAAATATTAGAGGTCGCCATAACGATGCTGATAGCACCCATTACCTGACCAATTAGATTTCTTGCATATGACTCTAGCATTGCTTTTGTTTGTGTTGACATATATATCTCCTTTTAAGTGTGTCCTTAGACACTTTTCATATCCATTGTATCACCAAGGAATGAAGAATGAGCCGTTTACGTGGACAATGCTCAGGTCCCTTATGCTCTAGCCAGCTATCCCCCCTGGGGAAAGTAATGCGTAGATGCACATATATAATTATATAACAGTCTATGACATTATGTCCAGTATATCCGCCAGTGAAGTGCGCCGAAAATGAGACCCCCTAATTAAATGCCCTGTATAATAACTATATGAACCTATACGATCAATTAGCCCCCGTAGAGAAAGCCTACCATGATGCCTTGCTTTCAGTAGTAGATAATTTTGGACCCTTTGATAAGGGCAGCGGATCCGTTTGGGTCGGATATAAAGATGGTGCCAATAACGAGAATGCATCTATTGGAGTTAAGTGCGGTAATTGCTCATTCCATGTAGAAATAGAAGGAAGCTCAGAGCTAGGGTGTAAGATCCTATCCTATAAAGTAGAGTCTAATGGATTATGTAGACTAGCTGCAATTCCAGACGGACTAGTGAACGCCGAAAATGAGAGTACCCCCAATATGGACGATAACGATATGGATAACGTCGCTAAATTCTGGAATGGTAGCTTTATCAAATAATGGCAATGTATACATATTTTACTAAAATCGATAGGGTCGTCGATGGAGATACGTGTGACGTATTTATCGACCTAGGATTTAATGTCTGGCATAAGGAAAGAATTCGTATGGCTGGTATTGATACGGCCGAGAAAAATACTGCCTTTGGTAAGGCTACTAAGAAATTACTAGTAGATACCATGGAAGGTAAGCTTGTAAAGCTTGTAGTCTCTAAGCCCGACAAATATGGCAGATACCTTGGCTACATCTATCTAGGGTCAGAAGTATCAATTAATGACCAAATGATCTCTAAGGGCCTTGCAAAGCCTTATGGCGGGGATTCTAAAGTAGGTCTATGGACTGAGCAAGAATTAGCTATAGACCATATAAGCGTTACTCTTCTATAGGGGATATATCGCTATATGTTTCAAGAGCTTCAAGAAGCTCTTTGGCTATCCCGTCGAAATCAATAGTTCCGTTATTAAAGTATTTTCCAGATTGGATACACTTTTGTAGTGTATTTGCAATGTATTTTTGTTTATCCATACATATCACCTCAAATACAGTATAACAAATAATCAGTATTACTACAAATAGTATATATGCCCTGTTTATTTATATATTAGGTAAATGTTAATAAAATTTTAAATTTAGAATATGTCTTTTCGGAAACCTATTAGTAAAACCAATATAGGTCCAAAGATCACAGTAGCTTGTATCCAGTTCATGGATTAATTATAACATTGTAGGGATACTTGGATTTGAACCAAGAGTCGATTGCATATAAGACAATTGCTTTAACCAG